CACGCAGACCGGCTTCCGTCAGGCCGCAGCCGCAGGCTCGATCACGGGTGCTCGTGGCGATCGCGTGATCATTGACGACCCGCACTCGGTCGATGGCGCGAACTCAGACGCCATGCGCGAGAGCACTGTGCAATGGTTCCAAGAGGCCGTGCCGACCCGTCTCAACAATCCCGATCGGTCGGCCATCGTCGTCGTCATGCAGCGACTGCACGAGGCCGACGTCTCGGGCACAATCCTCGACAAGCAGCTTGGCTATGATCACATCATGCTGCCCATGGAGTACGACGAGCGGCGGGCCGCGCCGACGGCGCTCGGCCTCGAAGACCCGCGAGAGGAGGAGGGCGAGCTGCTCTTCCCCGAGCGGTTCCCGCCAGAGGTCATTGAGCGCGACAAGCGCGTCATGGGGCCTTACGCGACCGCCGGGCAGTTCCAGCAGGAGCCGACGCCTCGCGGCGGTGGCGTGATCAAGCCCGACTGGTGGGTGCTGTGGGAGCACGACATCTTCCCGCCCTGCGACTACATCGTGGCCTCGCTCGATACGGCCTACACGGCCAAGCAGGAGAACGACTACAGCGCGCTGACCATCTGGGGCATCTTCACCAGCGACATCAGCGCAGTCACTGTGGACAATTACGTCAGTCGTAACGAGCGCGGCTCGCGCCGGAACATCGCCGAGCAGAACGCCCGCTTCGACGAGGGCGTCAGGATCCGCGACCTGCTCGACGTTAACCCCGAGAGCGTGCCCCGCGTGCTGCTCATGGGCGCGTGGCAGGAGCGGCTGGAGATGCCGGACCTCGTGCAGAAGGTGAACTCGACCTGCAAGAAGATGAAGGTCGATACGCTGCTGATCGAGAACAAGGCGGCGGGCATCAGCGTCGGGCAGGAGCTGCGCCGCCTGATGAACAACGAGGACTTCGGCGTCCAGCTCATCAACCCCGGATCGATCGACAAGCTGTCGCGCCTGTACTCGGTGCAGCACCTGTTCAGCGAGGGCGTGATCTACGCCCCCGACCGCCAGTGGTCCGACCTCGTCATCCGCCAGTGCGAGGTGTTCCCGAAGGGCAAGAACGACGACTTGGTCGATACGGTGAGCATGGCCCTGCGCTACATGCGCGAGCGGAACTTGCTCGTGCGAGCGCCTGAGCGTATGGCTGAAATCGACGCGGGACGTCGCCACACTGGCGCGAAGCCCACGCCGCTTTACCCCATTTGAGGAACCAAGAATGATACTGGCGAATGCAATCGTGGACGTGGAGCGCGAGCCCACTCCGGTCGGCCTCGGCGTGTTCCGGGTCGAGGTCTGGGGCAGGGAGCCCAACGACTATGTCCGCGTCTATACCATCGAAGCCAAATCTGATACCCTCGCGGCTCAAGAAGGTCTCCGTCGGTTCGACGCAGAGATCTCCCTGCTTTTGTCAGAGGGCTGATCCATGCCGCAACCCGGCCTCGTAAATCCGAACATCCGCCTGCCGGGTCTGCCTGACCCGACAATTCCTGCCAACGACCAAGACACTGCGGTCGTCATCGAGGCGGGGAGCGACGTGCCGGACATCGACGCTGACGGCAATATACTGCGCATCGAGCACGACGACGGGTCGGTCACGGTCAGCCTCGACGGCCAGCCGATCGAGCGTGGCCCGCAGAAGGCAAAGGGCGGCTGGTTCGCGAACCTTGTGGACGACATCGACAGCAACGTGCTGGGCTCGATCGCCAACGACCTGATGACCGGCATCGACGACGATCTGGAGAGCCGCAAGGACTGGGTCGAGGCACGCGCTCAGGGCATCAAGCTTCTGGGCCTGAAGATCGACATCCCCGGCGTGGGCGGCTCCGCTGACGGCGCTCCTGTCGAAGGCATGTCAAAAGTTCGACACCCTCTGCTGCTTGAGGCCGTTCTGCGCTTTCAGGCCAATGCCCGGTCGGAGCTGCTGCCGACCGACGGCCCGGTCAAGATCCGCAACGACAATAACGACGCGAGCTTCCAGCAGGACATGCTCGCCAATGCGTTGCAGAAAGACCTGAACCATTACCTGACCTCGACGGCGGCTGAGTATTACCCCGACACCGACCGCATGCTGCTTATGCTGGGCTTCGGCGGCACGAGCTTCAAGAAGGTCTACTTCTGCCCGCTGCGCAACCGCCCGGTCAGCGAGACCGTCGATGCCGACGACCTGATCGTCAACAACGCGGCGACCGACTTGAGCAACGCCAAGCGCGTCACGCACCGCAGCTACATGCGCGCCTCGACGGTGCGCCGCCTGCAGATCCTCGGCGTCTACAAGGACACCGACCTGCCCACGCCGCTCGACCCGACGCTCGACGCCGCCCAGCGCGAGGAGAAGTCGCAGCAGGGCATCTCGCCCAGCGCCTTCCGCCCGCAGGACCGCGACCGCGAGATCTACGAATGCTATTGCGAGCTGGACATCCCCGGCTTCGAGCACAAGTGGAAGGGCAAGACCTCCGGCCTCGAAGTGCCGTACCGCGTGACCATCGACGTCTCCTCGAAGGAGATCTTGTCGATCGTGCGCAACTACAATGAGAACACCGAAGAGCTGCCCGAAGCACGAACCACGTTCGTCAAATACACGTTTGTGCCGGGCTTAGGCTTTTACGACATTGGCCTGCTGCACATCCTCGGCAACACCACGAACGCCATCACGGCGGCGTGGCGCGAGATGCTGGACGCTGGCATGTATGCCAACTTCCCCGGCTTCCTGTACAGCGACGCTGGCGGGCGGCAGAACACAAACATCTTCCGCATTCCGCCCGGTGGCGGCGCGCTGATCAAGACTGGCGGCCAGCCAATCGGTCAGGCCGTCATGCCGCTGCCCTACAAGGAGCCGGGCGCTGCCATGATGCAGCTCGTCGAGAACATGGCCCAGACGGGCATGCGTATCGGCGGCACGTCTGAGCAGCAGGTCGGCGAGGGGCGCGCAGACGCGCCTGTCGGCACGACGCTCGCCATGATCGATCAGGCCACGAAGGTCATGAACTCGGTTCACAAGCGCATGCATGCGTCGCAGGCCGAAGAGTTCAAGCTTCTGCGCGACTGCTTTAAGGAAAACCCGGAGAGCTTCTGGCAGCGCAACAACGCGCCCGCACTCCCGTGGGACGAGCAGAGGTTCTTGCAGGCCTTGGAGGATTGCGAGCTGGTCCCGCAGGCCGACCCGAACACTGCCTCGCATGCGCAGCGCATGATGAAGATCATGGGCCTGAAGCAACTGCAGGCCGCGAACCCGTCGATGTACGACCCGATCGCGATCGACACTGCGGCCTTGCAGGCCATGGGCTGGTCGAACCCGCAGCAGTTCCTCGTGCCGCCCTCGGCCCTGTCTGAGAAGCCCCCGCCGGAAGTTCAGTACGCTCAGGCGATGGTCGGCATCAAGAAGCAGGAGGCTGACGCCAAGACTGCCATGGTGCAGATCAAGGCGCAGGAAGCTGCGGCCAAGATGCAGGAGGCTCAGGGCGGCCCGCAGGCCGGTGGTCAGCCGACGTTCGTTGACCAGCTCAAGGCGCAGGAGCTGGCGCTCAAGCAGAACGAGATGGAGCTGAAGCAGCAGGACGCCGTGATGGACGCCATGAACCGCAAGCGCGATCGCGAGAGCCGCGAGCGTCTGGCGGCTGTCCGGCTGGCTGAAGAGATGGCTCAGAACCCTGCCGCAATCCCTGTGGTGCGAAACTTCCTGTCTCCTGATATGATCCAGCGACTGGAGAGCAACGAGCAGCCGCTGACGGAGTAAGGACATGGCAGGCAAGAAGCTGGTAGAGGCGGCGCTCGATTTCCTTCGAACTCATCCTTCTTTCAAGCCTTATCAAAGCACTTGGAGGGGTGATCGCCCGTCTATTTATGACCCTAATTTTTTTGATTTGAAGCTCGATCATCTCACAGATGAGGCGGGCAACATTCTTGCAACAAAACAAATTCCAGTGCCAAAAGACCATCTGACATTTGATCTCCCGGCGGCGAAGGATCCTGAGAAAATCTTTCGAGGCATGTCGGCTGAGGAGTTTGCAAACTTTCAAAAAAATAAGTATCTGCAGAGCCTTGGCACCTATAACATTGGTGAGCAGCAAAAAGGTCTCACCTATTTTTCGATAGATCCAGATATGGCGCGCAGTTATGCGCATAGCTTTGCGCCGTCTGATTTCCACCCCGACCCATCTCGGCCCGCTTATGTTGTAGCTGTTAAGCGCCCTCCTGAAGATAGAATTGCGCCTCAAGTTCCGGGAACTTCTGAGGCTGAAGTTGGCATAATGGGACAGATCCCTCGTGAGGATGTGACAAATGTCTATCGTGGAAATGTCGTCAGTTATACTGATGCGCTTGATGAGCCGGGAATGAAAATTAATCCCAGCTCATCTATCCATTGGGAAGAGATAAACGATTACGCACAGGGCGGCGCAGTCGAACGCGAGCACCACTCAGGTGGTGAGCTTGTGGGCAAAGCCCTGCGTGCAGTTATGGGGTCTCGTGCTGACAAGTACGTCGCCGACCCCGCACAGCGCGCGGCCAATCTTGCTCGGTGGCAGGCTAAAACACCGAAGGAAGTGACGGATCCAACGTGGTATCATGGCACGTTTACGGATGTTGAAAGCCTTCGTCCGGGCCGCGCCGACGCAACTTTTCTGAGCAAAGACCCAGATTTTGCCAATAGATATGCAACGCCTGCTGATTAGGGTCCGTCTGCGGATTGGGATGCGGTAAACAAAGTTTGGGTTTCCCGCGAAAGCCTGCCGAGCGCACCAAATGTCATGCCGTTCCATGT